GTGTAATATCGTGGACACTAACATATTATAATCATGCATACACTCTAATTAGTACACATGTATGTATCACATGATCTTGTAACGCGTGCCTTTGTATAGTGATTCATTGTTGATTGTCATCCTGAAAGTCGAATTAATCATACATGACAACTGGCGACGAGGATAAAAATGGCTAAACATGGCACCATTGGACCTTTTAGTGGCGAAGCAGAAGATTGGTCAGCGTATACCGAAGCGCTGGAACATTACTTCATCGCAAACGAGATAACAGAGGCTCCGAAGAAGAAGTCGATCCTTCTTAGCGTGTGTGGTACGCCTACTTATAAACTGATTAGAAGCTTGGCAGCCCCGACTAAACCGGGAGATATGACGTACGATGACCTCGTGAAACTCGTGCTAGAATACTATCAACCACAGAAGTCTGTAATCGTAGAACGCTTTAAATTCAACAGCAGGAATAGACGAAGTGGCGAGTCAGTGGCCCAGTTTGTTGCTGAGTTAAGACGCTTGAGTGAATATTGTGAGTTTGGCAGGATGTTAGACGATATGATAAGAGACCGGTTAGTTTGCGGCATCAATGATACCAAGATTCAAGAAAGACTGCTGGTGGAACCACAATTAACTCTGACAAAGGCAACCAAGTTGGCTCAATCAATGGAGTTCGCTGAGAAAGACGCAGCAGACATAAGTACAGCACAAGGTACAGCAAGTACTGAGAGTGTAAATCAGCTAGCGTGGGCTAAAGACGACAACCCTGCAGTGGAATGTTACCGCTGTAAGGGACCACACATGGCACCAAAGTGCCCATTCAAAGATTCCACCTGTCATGGCTGTGGAAAAAGAGGACATATCTTGAAGGCTTGCCGATCCAGAAAGAAATCCGAATCCAGGGCCAGCACAAAGAAAGGCATGCACCATGTGAATGTGGAGGAGACTGGAAAATACCAAGAATATGGCATGTTCAACCTTTCAAGTGATCGGACAAATCCAATTGAGGTGACAATACTCATCGAACAGAAATCGGTAGTAATGGAAGTTGACACAGGTGCTTCGCTTACTGTAATCAGTGAGAATACCTTCAAACAGTTTGAGAAGCCACTGCAACAAGCCACTTTGCGCTTGCTGACATATACAAAGGAACAGATTCCTGTTTTAGGCTCATGTTTGGTGTTGGTCTCTCACAATGGTAAAACCTTTACACTGCCTGTAATTGTAGTTCCAGGTAATGGTCCAAACCTCTTGGGCAGAGATTGGCTAACACACTTGAAATTGGACTGGAGAACCATTTTCTCAACTACCCAAACAACTGTTTCTCACATTCTCAATGAGTTTAATGAAGTTTTTGATGATAATTTGGGAGAGCTGAAGGGTTTCACTGCCAAACTCCAGGTAGATCCGCAGGCAAGACCAGTGTTTTGTAAACCCAGACAGGTGCCATTGATGATGAAGCAAAAGATCGATATCGAGCTTACCAGACTAGAACGTGATGGTATCATCCAACCCGTACAATTCTCCAACTGGGCAGCACCAGTGGTACCAGTCGTAAAGCCTGATGGAAGTCTACGATTGTGTGGAGATTACAAAATCACCATTAACAAAGCTGTTCTCACAGAAACCTACCCACTTCCAAAAATTGACGAACTGTTCTCAGTGCTATCAGGGGGGAAGTCCTTTTCTAAACTGGATTTATCTCACGCTTACCTGCAAATCAAGTTGGATGATTCATCCAAAGAACTCGTCACTATAAACACACATAAAGGCCTCTATCAATACAACAGATTACCGTTTGGGGTATCATCAGCCCCTGCCATATTCCAACGTGCCATAGAAAATCTACTACAAGGATTGCCGAAGGTCTGTGTGTATATCGATGATATTCTTGTCACTGGCGAAACGGAGCAGGAGCACCTAGAGAATCTCACAGCAGTTCTCAAAAGACTCAAAGATGCAGGAATGAGGCTTAAGAAAGACAAATGTAAGTTCCTAATTAGTGAAGTAGAGTATTTAGGGCACGTAATCAATGCACAAGGGTTGAAACCATCTGGCTCCAAGATTACAGCGATCACGGATGCCCCCGTTCCAAGTAATGTCACTGAATTGAAGTCTTTTTTGGGGTTAGTGAACTATTACGGGAAATTTTTACCCAATTTAGCAACCCAGCTTTGCCCACTCTACCAATTGTTGAACAAAAAGACCAGATGGAGTTGGGGACAACCACAAAACGATGCTTTCAATAAAGTAAAAGATGCTGTGAAATCAGCTTCACTCCTAGTGCATTTTGACAGCTCCCTTCCACTGATTTTATCATGTGATGCGTCACCATATGGGGTTGGGGCCATATTGTCCCATCAAATGCCAGATCAAACAGAGAAGCCTATTGCATTTGCATCTAGAACTCTAGCACCGGCAGAGAAAAACTACTCCCAGTTAGATAAGGAGACCTTAGCTATTTTGTTTGGGGTCAAGAAATTTCACACTTACCTGTATGGTCGTCGTTTTGTAATTCAAACTGATCATAAGCCAATTACTTATTTACTGGACTCAGCAAAACCGGTACCTACCATGGCTTCTCCGAGAATGCAAAGATGGGCTCTCACCCTAAGTGGCTACAATTACACTATAATGTTTAGGAAGGGAACAGAGCAAGCTCATGCAGACGCCCTTAGTCGGCTTCCGTTACCACACCAACCAGATAGTGTTCCAGTACCTAGTGAAACTGTATTTTTGATGGAGCATCTATCATTCACTCCTGTATCGGCAGCCCAAATTAAAGTTTGGACAAATCAGGACCCAGTGTTATCAAAAGTTAAACATAGCTTATGGGCTGGTGAGCCCTTACCAGTCATAGAGGTAACTGAACCTTACAGAAGACGACAGTCTGAATTAAGCTTAGAAGATGGTTGCATACTTTGGGGTAATAGGGTTGTCTTGCCACCCCAGGCCCGCAGTAAGATGATCACAGAATTACATATGGGCCACCCAGGGATAGCGAAAATGAAGAACTTGGCTCGACGGTATGTCTGGTGGCCAAACATGGACTCAGCACTAGAAGAATGTGTTAAGGGATGCATCACTTGTCAGACCTCACAGAAGCTACCAAGTCAGGCGCCACTGCACCCTTGGGAATGGCCAGAGAAGGCATGGTCTCGTGTGCATATTGATTATGCAGGCCCCTTTATGGGACGTATGTTTCTTGTGATCATAGATGCATATTCGAAGTGGCTTGAAGTGTATGTCATGAACTCAGCAACAACTGCTGCAACGATAGAGAAGTTGAGGGATACCTTTGCTAGGTATGGCCTACCAGATGTGCTCGTGTCCGATAATGCAACATGTTTCACTAGTGATGAATTCCAACAGTTCTTAAAAGCTAATGGCATTAGGCATGCCAAATCTGCCCCATATCACCCCACCACAAATGGTCTGGCGGAACGGGCGGTCCAGACAGTGAAACAAAGTTTGAAGAAAGCTAAGGAAGGATCATTAGAAACAAAGCTATCTAGATCCCTGTTCCGATATCGCCTCACACCACATAGCACTACAGGAGTCTCCCCATCAGAACTCATGTTTGGCAGACGATTACGTTCGCAACTTGATTTTGTTGTTCCCAGTGTCCGCTCACGAGTGACTCATCAACAGAGCAGACAAAAAGAGAGTCATGATTACCATGCCAAGGACAGAGAATTTGTGATTGGAGACCAAGTGTTGGCAAAGAATTATACACATGGAAACCCTAAATGGGTTTCTGGGGAGATTTCTGCAGTTAAAGGACCTGTGTCATATGAAGTGAAATTAGAAGACGGTAGAGTAGTTCATAGACATCTGGATCAGATCAGAACTGGTATTGCTTCAACTCACGTAGATACGCCAGAGATGCCAATGTTAAATGACAATTCTCAGGATACTGACAAAGAGCCTAGGCATTCCAAGCGAAGTATCAAGCCCCCTGCTAGATTCCAAAAGACTTAGGGGGGAGGGGTGTAATATCGTGGACACTAACATATTATAATCATGCATACACTCTAATTAGTACACATGTATGTATCACATGATCTTG